CACGGACGCAGGTCAGGGGATTTGTGGACGTCTTGTTTCAACACACTAGTCAATGTCATGTTGACAATGTGGGTGTACGACCTTGAGTGGGAATCTGACTTCAAGATGTTGGTACTGGGCGACGACAATGTTGTCGCCCAGGACCTGACAAATGACTTCGTGGCAGTGGCTGACAAGTATGAAAGCCTCGGCATGAAGTGCGAAGTCATCGGCCGGATGTCTATGGCAGAAGCGACATACTGCTCTGGACGGTTCTGGTACGTGGCAGGAGGATACAAGTGGGGTAATCTCCCATTCAAAGTCTTGATGAAGTTGGGGGTGAACTACCATAACCACGCCCCCAAGAACTTCGTCCGCCTTCTGTACGGGACAGCACGAGGCATGTTGTGTTCCGGAGGTCACGTGCCTATCCTTGGCAGCTTCTTGAGGGCGTTGGCGGACTCCGGGCGTGATGCAGGCGTCAAAGCCATGCGCGACCATCGGCACATGAACCCTTACAGGATCCAAGGTGGCGTTGCCACTTATCCTACCATGGACACCTACGCTCAGTTCGCCGCGATCTACAATGTTGACATCATGGCTATCCATGAAATGGAAGAGTGGATCGAGTGCAACGTGGACATTGCCGATTGCCCGTACGTTCTGGATGACGCGTTTTATCGCGACGGGTTCAACAGCGAGTTCAAGGCAGGACCGACCCAGCAGGTCTGGGAGCAGGAAGCCAATGACTACTGCATGACGAAGTACGGCTTGACCTATAAACAAATGGTCCACGATATCCCCCTCGATGAGGAAAGAGCGAAGTTGGCTGGAGCCAAGAACCTCTTGGAGGCTGTGGATCGTGCAACCGCTCTTGGCATTGCTGAAGACGCTGAGGGTGGACAAGGCCATGCTGGACTCCATGTTCTGTTCACGCTGCTGTCATACTTGAACTTTTCCTGGGGCTTGGGAGTGCATTCCGCATACAACCGTTACGCCATCGCAGGTGGTAAAGCACCGTGTGCAAAGCGCAAAGGAAGGCGGAAGCAGCGGGGTGTCATACCCATGTCCAACGGACCTTCCCAACCACAGAGACCACGGCCCCGGAAGAAGCCAC